TCGGTGAAGAAGAAATGCCTGTACTTGGAAGTCTAACTAAATACTCATCAACGCCACCACAATGGTTTTTAGATGTTAGTGGAACGCGGATCGAATTAAAATCAGAACAACTTTATAATCCAGGTATGTTTGCATTAGCGTGTTTAGATCAAGCTAATCTAGTTGTACCTGTACCAAAACCAAAAGATTGGAAACAACATTTTTTAAAACCAATGATGCAAAATTTACAAGAAGTAGAACCATTAGAATCTTTAAATCCTACTAATGAAATACTAGGATTGCTACAAGACTGGACTACTAATAGACAATCAGCAAGAACATTTGATGACATATTAAATAAACTTCCTTTCACAGATGAGAAGAGAGAGTTTACATATTTTAGAATGGAAGACTTTTATAATTTTTGTAAAAGAAATCATTGGGAAAAAGATAAAACACAGACAGGTAATTTATTAAAACAATTAGATGAGTTTGTAGAAGAATCAAGAATGAGAGTTAAGAAACAACAACCAAGATTAATTAAAATCAAAACAATGAAACAAACAGAACCAACAACTTCTAAAATTCCTTTTCAGGAAGAACATTTTTAATGTTTGATAAAGATGTAGGAGAAAATTGGCACTTAAGATTTCGTTTAAAGTTAGAGGAACTACAAAAAGAAAACGAATATCTTAAAATGAAAAACAGATTATTAACAAGGAAAATAAAAAAATATGAAAACAATAATATTAGGACCTCCTGGAACAGGCAAGACAACAACACTGCTGAATCTAGTGGACGAGTTCATACAACAGGGAATAAGACCTAAACAAATAGGTTATTTTTCTTTTACCAAGAAAGCTGCAACAGAAGCAGCAACTAGAGCTGCGGAAAAGTTTGGCCTAGATATAGAAAATGATTTAAGTAATTTTAGAACTTTACATTCTTACGCATTTAATCAGCTAGGAATGACTAAAGAAAAAATGATGGGTCGAGATGACTACAAAGAGTTTGGTGAGAAATGTGGCATACCTATAAAGATTGCAAAGTTTTCTGATAGTGATGGCACATTTAATTCAGACAATGAATATTTAACAATCATAAATACAGCTGCAGTTAAACGAATAGACTTACTAGAGTATTATGATTCAAGACAAAACATACTAGACATAGAAAGAAACACATTATTTTTATTAGCAGAAGAACTAAAAAGATTTAAAAAAGAAAAAGGACTCAAAGACTTTAATGATTTATTATTAGATTATATTGAAAAAGAATCTGCCAATAGTTTTAAAGTATTATTTATTGATGAGGCACAAGACTTATCTTTAATACAATGGGAAATGGTAAGGAAGTTGTGGTCCAATGCAGAGAAAACTTACATCGCAGGTGATGATGACCAAGCAATATTTAAATGGGCCGGTGCAGATGTAGATCACTTCATAGCTTTAAAAGAAGAAGTTAATGATATAAAAATATTAGATCAATCATATCGTATACCTGGTGGACCTATACACGAATTATCTCAAAGAATAATTGGTCAAGTACAAAACAGGTTTGATAAAGAATATAAACCTAGAGATGAAGAAGGTATCTTAAGAAGATATTCTGATATTACACAAGTAGATATGAGTGAAGGTAATTGGTTAGTGTTATCTTCAGCCAATCATTTTTTAGATGATGCAAAAGATTTATGTGAATTACAAGGATGGTATTATCAATTCAAAGGTATCAACTCTGTACCTTTGAAATTATTACTGGCACTAAACAATTGGGAGCATTGGCGTAAAGGAGAAATGTTAAATCATCTTGAGATAAAAAATATTTATGAATACCTTGGATCAAATGTATTAGAAGGATTTAGAAAAGGTAAAACATTACACGCTGATGACAAATATAAAATTGAAGACTGTAAAGAAAAACACGGTCTGATAACCGATAAGGTTTGGTATGAATCTTTTGAAGGATTAGATACCATTACTGAAAACTACATTCGTAATATGAGGGCGAATGGAGAAACATTAAATAAAAATCCTCGTATAACAATGTCAACCATACACGGAGCGAAAGGAGGAGAAGCTGATAAAGTTTTATTGATGCAAGACTTAACCAACGCTGCACTCGAAACATTTAGTTATGACCCGGATGAATTACATAGATTATTTTATACCGGAGCGACGAGAGCGAAGCGTGAATTACACGTCTTGGACCCAAGAGATTTTAATCGAGCTTATATATTATGACCGAAGAACCAGCTGCTAGAAAAAGAGCAAGATTAGAGAAAATGAAAGGTAGACACAGAGCCAAAATAGAAATTTTAAATGAGATTTTAAATTGGATTGAACTTGGTAAAAGCTTTGAAGATATACAGCAACATTGTAGTCTTAGTATAGATTACCACGATATGCAGGTAGAAGTTATAAAAGAACAGATTCGAAGTTTATTTGTACCAGAAGAAAATGGAGAAGTTTAATGAACTGTTGGCACTGTAACAAAGAATTAATTTGGGGTGGAGATCACGACACTGAAGATAATGAGGACTATGATATTGTAAGTAATTTATCTTGTCCTAACTGTCATACAGCTGTTGATGTTTGGCATCCATCTGAAAAATTAATAAAAGAATATAAAGATTATGAGGAGAAAAAAAATGACAAATAAAGAAATATTTAAGAAAGCTACTTATGATTCGTTAGATAAGCAGGTAGGCGGGAAGCACTACCAAAATATGAAAATTCAACCCGCAGAATTTATAAACGAAAACAAGTTGCTTTTTGCAGAAGGCAACGCTATAAAATATATCTGTAGACATCAATCGAAGGGAAAAGAAGAGGACGTGAGAAAAGCTATACACTATTTAGAGATGGTTCTTGAAAGGGACTACGAATGAGAAGCACCCAAATACCGTTGTTTACTCCAGAAACGGAATGGGTAATGCCAGATGAACTTAAAGATTTAAAAGGTCATAAGGAAATAGCAATCGATTTAGAAACAAATGATCCTCATTTAATTACTTTAGGGTCAGGTAATGTCACCGGTAGAGGGCACATTGCTGGCGTTGCGGTGGCCGTAGAAGGCTGGGCAGGATACTTTCCAATACATCACGAGTCTGGTGGAAATATGGACAAAAATTTAGTTTTGTCTTGGCTACAAGATGTGTGTAATCAACCTGATACTACCTTTATATTTCACAATGCAATGTATGATGTCTGTTGGTTAAGATCAGCAGGGGTTACTGTTAAGGGTAAAATAGTTGACACTATGATTGCAGCGTCTTTGATAGATGAGAACAGAATGTCTTATGCATTAAATACGTTAGCTAAATTTTATGTAGGAATTGGTAAAGACGAAAGTGTCTTAACTGCTGCAGCAAAAGAATATGGATTAGATCCTAAAAAAGATATGTGGAGATTACCTGCGCTTTTTGTTGGACAGTACGCGGAACGTGATGCGGAAGCTACCTTAAAACTTTGGCAAAGATTAAAAGTAGAATTATACAATCAAGAATTAATGGATGTCTTTACATTGGAGACAAAACTATTTCCTTGTTTAGTGGATATGAGATTCAAAGGTGTAAGAGTTGATTTAGACAAAGCAGCTAATATCAAAAAAAATCTTATGCAACGAGAGTCTAAAATTGTTAGTAAAATCAAAGACTTAACAGGAGTTAACGTAGAAATACACGCAGCTCGAAGTATCGCAAAAGCGTTTGACAATTTAAAACTTCCATATGATAGGACAGAAAAAAGTAATGAGCCTAGCTTTACTAAAAACTTTTTACAAAACCATCCACACGAATTACCAAAACTAATTGCGGATGCAAGAGAGATTAACAAAGCGCATACAACTTTTATAGATTCGATTACTAAACACGCAGTCGATGGAAGAATACACGCAGACATAAATCAAATACGATCAGACCAAGGTGGAACCGTGACAGGTAGATTCTCTATGAGCAATCCAAACTTACAGCAGATTCCAGCGAGGCATCCGGAACTCGGACCGATGATTAGATCTATTTTTATTCCAGAAGAGAAAACGGTTTGGGGATCGTTTGACTACTCACAACAAGAACCTAGAATTTTAGTACACTATGCAAAGTTACAAAACTTAAATGGTGTTGATGAAATTGTAGATGCATACAATGCAGGGGACGCAGACTTCCACCAGGTGGTTGCAGATATGGCAGGCATTGAACGTAAGCAGGCCAAAACAATTAACTTGGGTTTGATGTACGGTATGGGTAAAAATAAATTAATGGCAGAGCTAGGACTAATGAAAGATTCTGCAGAAAAATTAATAAAACAATATCATACTAAAGCACCATTTGTAAAACAACTGATGGACAATGTATCTCGTAAAGCAAATGATCGTGGTAAGATTAGAACTTTAGGTGGTCGGGCCTGTCATTTTGATTTATGGCAACCGGTACAGTTTGGAGTCTTTAAACCTTTACCACTTGAGATGGCTAGAAAAGAATATGATGAACCTTTGAAGCGTGCGTTTACTTATAAAGCTTTAAACAAATTAATACAAGGATCAGCAGCTGATATGACAAAAAAGTCTATGGTAGCACTATATGAAAATGGTATAATACCTCACATTCAAATTCACGATGAGGTGGATATCTCTGTTGAATCTGATAAAAAGGCAGAACAAATAATTAATATTATGGAGTCTGCGGTGGAACTACAAGTTCCAAACAAAGTTGATTATGAAAAAGGCAACAACTGGGGTGAAATTAAATAATGGCATACTTAAATGCAAACATACCAACTGTCTACGCACAAATTAGAAAGGAATATTTATATGATCTTAAAAAAGGCCACGGAGAAGTTGAAGAGTGTATTATCTTTGGTATTACTAGTATGGGGGGCCGTGCTATATTATTTCACGCTCTTATGGCTAACGGTGCAATATTTTATCGCCTACCAATTAGCGCGTTTATTCAAAAAGGATTTGACCCATCCGGAGTGCCCACAAGACGACTTGATGAATTGGAGCTTTGGAATTGTTTTTCTTATTATCCTACTGTCACTCATTGGTCTATCTTAAGCGCAGCTTCGGGTTATTATTTTGGTAAAGATAAAAAAAAACATCACGGTACATACTTATTTACTGTTGACTGGGGACACCCAGATGCTAATATACTAGATACCGATCATTCGGAAATACCGCACGAACATAAGTGCGCACACATAATTGCTTTAGACGAAGGCAATTTTGCAGCACAACCAAACAATAGATGTATTTGGGACCTACCTTCCTTTACCGTGAAAGATAACACTCCGGATTGGAAAGTACAAACTAACGAATGGAATGTAGAAGATAGCGGCAAGTGGCGAACATCAGACACGGACGACTTCTTTTACGAAATTGAGGAAAAAAAAGATGATTGATAAAATTAAAGATAAAGCAATACATTGTTGGATGAACCACAAAGTATGTGTAATTATAATTGCAATTATATTAGCAGCAGCAATTATACTGTAGGTTTTGTGAATGAACATTGCAGAACTATTCAAAAAGAATTTTGTATTAGTACCGGTTATAGCATCTGTGCTGTTCGGGACGTTCACTGGCGTTAAGTACGTAGTTAATTTAACAGACACCATCAACGCAAATCAATCAGAAATTATAGATCTTAAAAGAGATTTAAAAGTTGCTGAAGATAAAATTACAGATCAAAACACAAGATTAACTTCTGCAGAGTCTACTTGGCAGATGGCAGAAAATTTATACAGACAACTAGCAGATCAAGTTAGAGAACACGATTACGATATAAAAGATTTAAACCGATAGGATTTATGAACAATGGAGTATTGCAGGATGGATTACAGATTTACAGCAATATTGATTTTATTATTCATAGGTCTAACTATGTTTGCAAAGCCAGCATATCCTAGAAATGACTATCTTAATAATGGGACCAACACTTGCAGCACCGGTGATCTTTCAGTATCAGTAGAACAAAGAGATTCAGAAAATAGGTATAGACACTATGATTCTACTAACAATTATAACAGTCCTTCTGATGATAAATCCATACGTTTAACTTGGAGACACTATCTAGGTTCAGCCTGCACTGATGAATTTAAAGCTGTCCAACAAGAAAATATGGAACTAAAACAGCAGCTAGAATTGATGAAAATGTGCGGTAGAGTTAATAGTAATCCAACATTAAAACATAACCCTAGTTTTAATTTATTAGTATCTAAATGTGTTGGCGTTGCTCCAACAGGAAATAATACTAGACCCAATGATTCTAAAAGTTTGTGGGATGATATGAAAGATGGCTACAAAAAAGAGAACCCAGACCTTACTTTAATGGGAGATAAGATCATAGGACCTAGTAAAAGCAAATTGAAAATCCCACCAAAAGACTATATACTGCCTCTACCAAAACCTAAAGATGACTAAACCATTAAACATATCAGAGTCCGCAGCTGTACAGATGCCGATGAAAACGGTAGCGTCATTAATAATTTTAGTTGCTATGGGTGTGTTTGCATACACGGAGCTGACTTCAAGATTAGTATCGCTAGAGACATCACGTGAGTTGTTTGAAAATGATTTATTAAAAAAATCAGAACAGGTCCCGGTGGACCAGGAACAACATTTTTTATTGGAAGATTTGTATAAGTCCGTTGAGAAAATGGAAGAGACTCAAGAGATGAATATGACAAACAAAGTAAATATAGAATTTTTAAGAGATCAATTAGAAAAAGCATTAAGTGATATAGAAGATTTAAAAGATAAGGTAAGGGCAAATGGCAACGGGGCGCATTAGTAGAAAAGTATTAGACCACATCGCACAAATAAACAAAGAGAACAAAGCTGCGAGCCTAACAAAAAATTTAAAAAAAGAAGTAGAGACAGGTAAGCACGGTACACAGAAATATGTACTAAAAGAAGGACCCAACAAAGGTAAAACAATATGACAGAGTTAGTGGTAGCTTTATTGATGATTATCAACGGAGAGATCAAGGAGGCCCGTATACAACAGTCTATGTCTGATTGTTTAAAAGGTAAGAGGGTCGCAAAGCGTGAATCTAAATCGCACATAAAATATCAGTGTATAAAATCTATGGCAGAACTTGAGACAAATATAGATGGAT